GTGATTTCCAAACAAGTTCTCTTAATTCTTCAGTTGTATGTCTAACTAACAATCCTGAAAATTGAGGATGCATAATGTAACGTAATGGATCAGCCAACATTGCATATGACTTACCACCTCCTGCAGAACCGCCATATAATACTTCTCGTTCAATAGATGCTAAAAACTCTGTCTGCGGACCAGGATTAGGTTTAAATATGACCTGTCTACCCTCATATGGATCAGACTTTATTTCAGGAACTTTAATTTCTTCAATCTGTGACTTTACTTGCACCGACTCTTTCGGTTTCAATTTTTTCTGCCGCTTTGATAATTTCTTCGTACCTTTTGGCATACTGACGTTTAACTGAAGCTGTTTTCTTACGTCTTCGTTCATCTTGTACTCGTTTTCTCAATCCTACGTGTGATATATATCTGCCTGTCTGTTTAGATAACCAATTAGATATTTCTCTGTAACTATATTGTCCTAGATACTTCTTGGCTTTTTCAAGTGCATCTAATTCACTTTTAATGGGTCTAAGAATATTTGAATCATCAGGATCTTCTACATAGCCAAATGGTATCGTTCTTGCCATTTTAGGAATAGGCAACCATTGATTTGTATAACCTTTTATGTCAGGCTGTGGTAAATCCCAATAACCTATGCTTTCTGTTTTCATCTTCTCTTAGTTTTTGGTTGCATTCTAACATTTCTTCTTTTAGCTACAACTCGCAAATTTTTTCTTGAATTATTTAATGGATTCATGTCTTTATGATCTACATGTTTGCCATCACCTTTAGATACTAAACCTGCTTTTTCAAAAGATCTTCTTGCTTTATTGCGAGATGCCCTTTTCTTTTTTTGTAAAGGTGTTTCGTGATATTGCTTATATTCTTTTTTATAGTTACGTTTGTGTGGCATCTGAATCTTTAGGTGGTAATATAAATAAACCTGTAGATGAACTTACTTCCATCTTTTCAGTTTTAGCATGTCCTGTTCTGTCTAGCAAATCTTTAGCTGCAACTATCTTTTCTTTAATGCCTAGCTCTGTAGGATCATCTAAAACATTAGCCATTGAAAAGGCAGCTTTAGGAGCTACACGGGCTAAGTACTCTCTTGTTGCCTCATTAATTTCATCTTTTAAACTACGAACAACTTCAGAAGATGACGTACCATCTGAATAACCTGCTAATTTTTTAGCTTGCACAATACTGCCTTGTGCTTTGTCAAACAAAACATCTAAGAACAATCTTTGCTTTTCTGTCAACTCTCTTGGCATTATGTATCTACCTCACCTAGTTTTTGTGTTCCTGGTATAACTTGGCAAAAAGGCTTTGCTCTGTACACATTTGGAAATCCAACAGCCTTTTTTGCTTTTTGCCTTGCAGATTTAAAACACATTTCCATATTAGGAAAAAGTTCACGAGTAGTAATTACTGTGCAACTCTCAGCTTGCAAACTTCCACACAAAATTAAAATTCCCATCCACATTATACTAACTCAAAATGCGGGGCATCTATGAACGGGCGTCTGCCTTGCGACCGGCGTTTATCTATATATTCATTCATCAAATCTTCAGCAGTACCATCCCACTCGTTCAAAGGCTTATGCCACGCTGCTCCCCATCGAATAGTTGCTCCCTCGTTAATGGCTGCATCTTTTATAGCATCAGCAATGTCATCGTACAGATTCAACTCCCACGATACTCGTCCTGAAATATAAGCGACTAAATCGACTGCGTGACTTGTGCCTGTAGACTCTTGTGGCAAATGGCGGGAGTTCATTGTTTGTGACGCACCCTTTTTGACTAACTCAGCCTGCTCACTTTTTGTCCGCAAACCGCAGGTGACTCCAAAATCAACTTTTGTCGTCTTTATTGCGATTTTTACGATATTCACTAATGATTCGTTTACGCCGTTCAATCTCTCTAAACTTCTTGTACTTAATGTATAACTCATTTCTCATCTCTTTTCTTCTAACGTGATCACTCTTATGCTTTAAACTGTCTAATGGATACCTTCTATCGCCTATGTAATTTTGCACATAGCGAATGTGTATCACCTCTTTTTCATTCCAAAAAACTTACTAACAGATCGAATCCCAAACGATGCGGCCACAATCGCTCCCAAACTTATCTGATACCAATCCGGCATATTCTGCAATGCAATAAACCCATCAGTCACGATCTGTCGCCCCCAATCACCGCAGAAACATAGAATCAGCGGAAGAGAAAACAGAATAGTTAACCATTCGTCCTTCCAACTGCTTTGCGTAGCACGTATAGCAGCAAGCTCCCAATCAATTTCGCCTGTTGCCTCTTTCATACGAATCTGTGCTTCAGCTTTTTGCACAGCCGTCTTTCCATCTATGTAACTTGTAGCGAGTCCACCTATTGAACCTAGTATGCTTGTTATGGCACTAATCATCTTTTTTACCTTTACCTGAAAGATACTCTACTCTTTTTTTAGTGTAAGATTCTAGCCATTTAATAATTTTCTCTAACAATTCCACTTCCTCAACGATTTGTTAATTCTAGAGTTAGGATCTCTAGCTGTTTTTTTAGAAGTTAATTTTGCTTTCATGCCTTTCATCCTAGAACAAAAAGACTTTCTTCTTTTAGCAGCTTTAGAACCTTTCTTTAATTTAGATGGTTTAGTTGTTACTGCTGTCTTTAACTTAGATCCAGGATTAGCTCTTCTATAGGATGCAACTCCTTTTGCGTTGAGTCCACCACTTTTAGATTTACCTTCTTTTCGTTGCCATGCTGGTGATTTAGCCATTATCTGTATGCTCTCGTTTTTTTCGCAATTTTTTTAGGTTGCTTTACAAATTGCTTACCTTGTCTATTGCCTTTAGCTTTAGCTCTATTAGTAGCCGCCTTCTCTGACGCACTCAATGATTTCCAAGCAGCATCAGGGAGATATCTTCGCTTACCTTTTGAAGGTTTGCCTGAAGATGTTCTCCACTTTTGCTTGCCCCAATCTTTAAGACTTTTTTGACTTTTTGCGAGTGCCATTAGTTGATACGATTGCGATTGTTACGCACCCTTCATTTTTTTTTTCTTAGATGCCATGCCACCCTTGTTCATTTTGCCTTTGCCATCCATTGCAAACTTAGGCATCATCTTTCCTGTTTTAGGATCTTTGCCCATAGGCATACCACCTTTTTTCATAGCAGTTTTTTTCTTAGATGCCATTCCACCATACATCATCCCTGTTTTCTTTTTTGGTGGTCTTCCCACCTTTGATCCATAAGTTCCTTTTCCTTGCGGCATACTGTATCTCCTTTACGATTTATAACCACCACCTTTAGCTTTATATTGCTTGGCTAACATTTGAGCTTTACGGGCAGACCATTGACCAGGTTTTCCACCCTTACTCCCTGCTTTAATTCTATTAAATATACTTTTACGCATTGAGGGTTTAGTATAGTTTTTTGCTGCATTTACTGCCATAAACTACTCCTTTGCACACTTACCATTATCTCTGCATTCCTGTTTAGTAGGACAATGAGGACAAGGTACAGGATAAAAATTTATCATTAACATCTCCTATAATTAAAATGGCTACTCACACACCGAAAAGTAGCCACTATCCTTCGATTGAATGTCAACCACTTACAGCGATTGCAATATATATACATAGACCTATGATAATTAATTTACCATAATCTAAATCCCACGCAGTACCTTCACCTCTTTTGGTAAAGAAAGTCATAATTCTTCCCCACATCATTTCTTACTCCTTTTAACTACTCTCTTTTTAGGTGTAGCTTTTCTAGACTGTTTATATCTACGAATAATAGCACCACCTTTAGCAAATTTTGTTGGCTTTAATATACTAGCCAAACGATTTAAAAATTCATCTAGATCTTTCTCACCATATTTTTTGCCATAGTTAGTTAGCAAAGCAGTAGCAGACACTTTTGGATCTTTACGCTGTAGTATATCTATGATTCTAGCTTCTGTCTTGGCTCGTGTCATTGTTGGCATTATATATTCTCCCTCTGCTCTACTTTAGATGAAACCTCAACTCGTGATCTTCCACCATTAACGTATAAACCAAACCAAGCCGCTCCAGCTCCTACTACAACAGATACAAAACCTGCTTGAGCATTGTTAGGATCAGCTAAGTTCATAAACCAACTGCATGTTTGATAGAATACCACCATGTAAGACAGGATTAATGCTCTAGGCACGATTCTCCATGAGTCTAACTTTTCAGGTGTTATCATAACTACAATATCCTCGTGGTACATAAGGGTCTAATACATCAGATGCACTTAGATGACCCTCTAAATACATAGCTCTTTCTACATGATCTAGGCTATATTTAACACCTGTGTTCATTTCTATTGCTTTTTGCACATAGAATACATCAGATACAGGTATATGCATGTTTTTAAGTCTACTAATGCCCTTTTTAGAAATGAGGGCAGTATAGTACTCGTCTAGTACA